TTCTATAATGACTGCATCTGGTGGTAACATATCTTTGTTTTCCATATATTATTTTTTTACTTGTAAAGTCTGCTCAATTATACCCATATGTTTTTCGAGAAGCGTGTAGAGATTTTCCAAATTCTTTGTATTTGACTTTGTCATCTCATACATCTCATTTGTCTTAGTATCTCTACCTTGCAATATATTTTTCATGAGCATATTTTCATCTTGAATCCTTGCGACATTTCTCTGTGTAGCTAGTAGATCGATCTTCAAATCTTCGATCTCATTACCCTGTAAATCTACAGTAGTTTTAAGTAAAGTTACGAGCCTATCCTCTGCTTTGTTTGTCTCATCCTCTTTTGCTTTCCGCACTTTGCTAAATATATATATACCTCCCATAATCGAAAAAACTGCCATGGCGGCAAATTCTCCGATCTTCATTAAGTTATCCCAAAGAAAGAACATGGCTCTAGTAGTATTCCGTTATTATGATAATCCCTTGAGTACCACTACCACCACTGCCTGATGGTGTACTACTTGCGGCTGCACCCCCCCCACCTCCACCGTATCCAGATGCATTACCTCCATTTGCATCACCCGTACCTGAACCCCTACCGCCGAAACCGAAAGGATTTGAACCTCCTACACCGCCAGATGTACTACCTGCACCACATCCACCACCACCACCAATATTAATATCACCTCCACTTGCACTACCTCCACTACCTCCATCATCACCCCCATCTGTGCCATTACCCGCAGTTAAGTAGTTTCCGAAAGAAGATCGCTGGCCTTGCCCACCGACTTCAATACCGACTGAACTTACTAGATCTTCGAGATAATATTGTTTATAAACATATGCACCTGCTCCACCTCCAGTACCTCCTCTAGCTCCCGAATCTGAGTCTCTTTCATTTTGACCATTCCCACCACCTCCTACAGTTTCAACTTCAATGCGAATAGTCCCAGGAGTCTTTACCCAGGCATCTGTTGATCGAGCAGCATATCCGGTTCCTATAGTCTTGTTATTTTCAGCAACACCTGATGCATTTGTAACTTCTACATAGTTTGAGCCACTACCTGTAACAATAAATGTTCCATTATTTGCTGATGTGAAGTTTTGTGCCTGAAATATAATAGTCGATCCAACTGGATTGTTCGCAGCACTAAGAGACGGATCGGTACCTGTTGTATCCCATGTGTATCTAAATGTTGTACCTGCCGGATTTGTAATATCAAATTGAGTAGTCGAACTTCCTATAATTGTCTTTGGTGTTGTGTAAATTCTCTTTCTTTTTGTATATTCTTTCGTGATCTTTATAACACTTGCAGTCATAGCCACGCCGACTACTTTAAAGTTCGATGGACGTGTTGTAGTTATAGCTCCTGCGGTACCACTCACATAATATGTCGCACCAATAGTAAGCCCTGAAAATCCGGTCATTTGACCGTCATGACGAATAAGAGCATTTGCTCCCGATGACACTGTTTCTGTAGCAAAACCTCTGAACACTAATTTATTTAAATCGTCTGCATCGGTCTTATATGCCTTACCATCAGATGCATCTATATATATTGAATCTCGCACCGTTAGGTTTTCACCTGCTACTACTGTGAAGATAAAATCTGAATCTACGATATCTTGTCCTGCTTTTATCATACATTTTAAACTGGATTTACGTTTACTTGTAATGAAACAGTCATCGCCTCAAGACTGCTTTTTGTCCACCCTCCGGTGAGTACTCGATTAAACATCTGCCCTGTATCTACCGTTGCTGTAGCATCTATGAAACTACCGAACTCCTGGTATGTACCGTTGGTATCTCCTTTAGAGTAGTAGAAGTCTATGTTTACCTGATCTCCTGATACCGTTCGTGAAGCATATGACTTTCTAAAAACCTCAGTAACAAGCGTACTCTGGCCATCAGATACCGCGGTACTACTCGATCCTAGCGCTCCATAATTTATGATACCAGTATAGGTAGTGTCGCCTCCGAGTCTTTGCGCGATTATCGATCTACCTGTAAGCACTACTCTGTTGTATAAAATTCTTTCATTTGTGATTGTACAAATAGACTCAAGCTCTTTTACAAGGGTTTCATATACTGCTCGTGGAATGTTGTGTACTTTTTCTAGAAAATTATTTATAGCTATTGCGCGCTCGCTCTCAATGAGTAAGGTCTTTATTTTTATAGTACCTTTCATCCCACAATTATCATTTGTTTTTTCTTGCATAGACATCTTAAATATTATTGTATCACGCCCATTCGCTGAGGTTCCATTTGCCTTGTGGACTTCCGCCTGATCCCCATTTGAATGGAGGTGTATAGATTGTTCTCGTCACATCATCTTCCATTTCTACCGTATCATCCGCCTTTTCTAGCGTAAGAATTTTTGTAGAGTCTGACACTTCCCCACCCTCTGATGCGAGCGATTCTAGGAACTCGCGCACGCCTACGAGCTTGCCACCAAATCGTACGGTGTAGATGTATTCATTCACTCCTGTATTTTCGTCTTCATTCAAATTGATGTTTACTTCTTGCACGAGAAAGGCGGCATCTACTACGATGCCGTATGATGGCAAGTTTACGGTTATCACCTGTCCTGGAGTAAATATGCTACCTCCGCTTAGTAGTGATGTTCTTGTAACAAAAGTACCGTTGACCAATGGTGTAGCAAACTCTGAAAGCTCTTGCAACGCTCTTTCTGTAGCTGTAGCCTTTGATGTTATACTCGATTCTTTTATCGTGTACTCGTACACACCATCACCGCCGTCTAATGTGGCAAAAAGGTCTATGCTATCCTGATCGTCTTTGCGCGCAATGATAGGTACTCTTGGGTAGTATCTTATGACGATTGTGTCCGATCCTGTTGGCGTTGTAGGTGCTGCAGTAAGGGCAAAGCTCTGGCCTGAAAATGAATAGGTAAATACATCGGTGTCTCGTAGGTTTACATCGAGTGAAAATTGCTGATTTACCCCATTTATACTTATAAACAATACTTCTGACGGCTTATCTTCAAGTTCCCATGATCGTGTCTCACCATCTCCGGTGAAAGTTTCCTCGGTGTAGCTTTCTGACTGCTCTCCATCATCTGACCCTATGACAGTCACCGCATTTCGCACTTGTGACATATCGTATGAAATAGATATTGATTGAAAATTCTCCGATGTGTCGGTGATTGATTCCGGTGCAGGATCAGCTGTCTGCATAGTAAAGAATATATTTTTTTCGTAGTCCACATACCACACGTAGCCAGTAAGTTTCTGCAATTTTTCAAAGCATTTACGAATACTGATATGGTCAAAAGTGACTGAGTCTATCGTCGGCCCGACTGTTACGTTTGTCGTAGTAAAAGCATACCCTGCATCTACGTAGGTATCCATCAAGTCTTCAACAATATATTTCAGTGTTTGATTTTGATACGCTCTTCGTGCAATTTTGTTGTTGAATATATAGCTATAATCACTCACCTCTATGTCATAGATGAGTAGGTCTGCTTTTCCTATTTCTGTCGGTTTTGTTCGTGATATATAACCACCAAAAAGAAACCTCGAGCCGTCTTTAAAAATAAATTCTGCACCCTCTTGAGGTATTGCTTGCCCTGCTTTTATAGAGAACTGTAAATCCATCACCCCTGATTTATTCTGTACAGTTTCTCGAATGTTTCCGCTATTTGTTTTATATCGTGGCAAAAAATTTACTCCTGCCACTGTCAATGTCTTTGCCATTTTATATTGTAGACAATTTATGTCCTCGTGTTACATCTCGCAGTGCTTGCTCGACCTGTTCGCGCATCATGTTCGCATCTTCGATACTTGATACCTTTGGATTGTATATATTCACTACGTAACTACCGCCAGATGAGTCGTTACTCGATGATGCAGATCGGGCAGGTATTATTTTCTCGCCACCATGGGCCATAATTGGCACAGGCATGCCCTCTGGCCCTGGTACTCTGCCTCCATGCTCAAATCCGAGTATCTTACCTACACTGGCCCCTATAGAGCTTCCTACACCCTTTGCTTTTCCTACCAAGTCCATCTTAGACAAAAGCTTTCCGAGCCATTCGATAGCTTTTTTTACGGTGTCTATGAAAACTTCCACAGGCTTTACCAAGTACGTAAATATGGCCGTTCCGAATTCTACAGAAAGTGCGAGTATGGCGGTGATTATTTGTATCCATCCTTGAATCGCAAGTACTACTGCATATATCACAAGCACCAAAGCTCCACCGATTATCTTGCCGAGCATTACAAAGTAAGGCTCGAGAGGTTTTATCTTTTCCCAGAACTCTGAGAAAACTCTCCCTAGTTCCTGTAGAGCAGGTAGTAGCGTTTCTCTAAACGTCATCGATATCTGATCCCATGACCATTTTAAAAGAGTTATGATGCCAGTCTTCTCATCGATCATCTGCATAAACTCTTCAAACTTAGTACCCATGCCTTCCGTATCGCTCGCAAATAATGCAATAGCTGCACTCGCTACACCTATGACAGCTGCTATCGTACCGATGTGTGCTATCAAGAAAGTAAATCCTGTTATAATTGCTGGCAATACCGTACCCAATATTCCTATTACTGCGACAATTCCAGCGATCGCAGTGGCACCTAATAAAATACTCGTTACTAGCTCCTTATTTTTCTCTACCCATTCAGTAATATTGTCTATTGTAGGCCGTATCCTGTCTAGAAAAGTCTCCAAAATAGGTATCAATGTATCGCCTATGCTATCTGACATAGCATTAATCTGCATCATGAGACCTTTCATACCCCCTTGAGATGTCTCTCGTAGGGTTTTGTTCATGTCTTTATAGGTACTATCGAGCACTTCTACAATGGCCTTTACTCTTTCTGTTTCAGTACCATTTTCGATTATCTTTTTTGTATCTTCATCTAGAATGAAACCTCTCTTTGAAAGAGAAGCGTAGTTACCTTGCAAAGCTTGGCCGAGTCCGTTTGCGTAACTAATCATGTCATCAGTGGTCGCATTTACTCCTTTTTCTGCTACCACCATATCCAAGAATGCCGGTATCAAATCTCGGATAGATTCTGTTTGCATATCAAATGTAGCAAATGTACCTTGAGCCACAGTAATAGTGTCAGCAGACACTACACCGACTTTCTCTAAAGCTTTTGATTGCTCATTTAGAGATTTTATTTGTGCATCACTCGCATCTGTAGAAGTCCTTAATACCTGTGCAAGTCTAGCTTGAGCGACTTCCGCTTCCTGTGCTCCTTGCACTGTTTTATAAAGGACGGCAGTCAAACCAACAAAGGCAGCAGTCCCTGCTACCGTCATTGCTTGAAAAGCAGGTTGTAATTTTGCAACATTAGTCTCTAGCTGAGTGAGTACTTTTGTAGCTTCATCTTTTGCTCTTACTATTATGTTTAGTGTCTGGTCTCCATTCATATTTTTTTATCTTTTGGATTTACTAGATTCCATCTTTTGCTTTTGCGCGTCGATACTCATCTTCGCATGTATGGCATCCAGAAAAAATTGAGGTTGATTTTGGTACTGGTAGTAATCCCATCCCATTCGCTCACATACTTCTGCAATAAGCATGTCTTCGTAGAGTAAGCCTACAGTGTACTTAGATATTGCATCCGCTAGTTTTTTTTTGTCGTACTACCGCTCGTATATTCATCTATTCTTGCTATAAGGAATGTGAGATCGTCTGGTAGCATATCTAGTGCATCTTGGTAGGCTGTTTCTTTTGAACCTCCATCAACACTTACAATAAGAAATGCCAGCGCCATTTCTTGCGCTTTCATAACTATATTTGCAGGTACCTTGCTCATCATCACCTCTCCTGGTGTGGTGTTTTCTTTATTCACATTCTGCATCAAGTCCTTTGCTGATAGATTTTCAGTGTAAAGTGCTTGAATTTTTCGCATCTCACCACCGGTTATGTAATCAAATATAATTACCTTTCTACCGTTTGGTGTGACTATTTCTTTTGTTGTTCTTTCGCTCATACCTTTTATATTATTTGTTTAACTTCTTATTAAGATGGATCGTATACGTGAGTCGATGCATTGTTCACGTTGTTGATACACACCGCTGTCATTTCCACATCAGTTGCATCGTACTCTACTTCAAATTCTTGATTAAGAACGATAAGGCCGTCGATGTTGTACTCTACTGGCGCTGCAGTAAGTATAAGTTTTCCGAGTTTAAATTGAACAGTCTCTTTTGATGAAGACCCGATAAGCGCACCCTCCATAGTTACGATACATGCATTCTTTGTGTTGGCTTGGTATTTCGCAAGCTCTGTTGTATCGGTAAAGTGTAGGCTGTAAGAACCTGTAATTTGTAGTCGGCCCATTACGAGGTTACCCGATGTGATCGTATTTGCTCCTGATAAAAATGCTTCGTCAAGAAGTACATTGTTTGCAATGTTTAGTGAGAAGCTCTTGAGTGGAGTTGCCGAGTTTCCTGCTGCGTTTGATAGTGATGTACCAAATTTCACTGTCGTGTTGTGGTACGCCATTTGTGTCTCAGACACAAAGCTTTCTGTAATGGTATCAGTAGTAGGGAACTGACCGATAAGATCGGCGGTTGCTGTCGCATAGCCGTCACTTACTTCAATATTCAAAGAGTTACACACTACGTTTGTGTATTGTGCTGTTTGTATTGCTCCTGCCTCTGCGGTAAATGTAGCAGTCTTAGGTGTAGCGTTTGTATTTTGTACAGTAAATGTATGAGTGTATGCACTGTCTGATACACCACTAGATGAAACTGATCCTAGCGCGAGCGATAGGAAGTAAGGCATTGATTTTGCTGTTGGTACAAAACCAATAGAACCTTGAGAGTATTTTCGACGAATCATACTATCTGAGCTCATGTTACGTAGCCCTCGAGCTGACGTAAAATGTTCTTTTTCTGCTACACCTTGTAGCGAGTAGCTACTCCATGGTAGGAAAAATGACTCCGCCACCGCTGTGCCTGGAGCTGCTGCACTTTCTATACCTATTCCGACAAGTAATTGTGTACCTGATGTCTTTGCCATATTTATGCTTTATTACTATTAATTTCTGGTTTCTTTTCCTCTACTTTCGATATTGCACTGTGCGCTAGGATGATGTCTTGCATCTCTTTTGCTTCTGGTAGCTCACGTACTTCGCCCTTATGAATTCCCCACGCCATCTTTGGAAAGCTCACTGTCTCGCTACTTGTTACTTTTATTGTCATGTGATTATTTTATCTCAATTGAATAAAGTTTACTACTATGTCAATCCTCGCCTCAGCTGACCACATCTCCGGACTTCTGCTTCTCAAAGTACTGCCATAATCCACTCGTGTCACATTTCTTAGATCAGTTCTTAAGTTGTTTGCGACATCGAGGAGCTGATTTGTTCGCAAAATATTTAGTATGCTATTCGTTTTGAGTTTGTAGTTTGCATCTCTACCCTCCACTATTTCATAAAGCTGCGCGATACCAGGAGCAATCTTTGCAATGTTCTCATCTGTAGATAGCTGATCTCGTATATCGGTTATGATTGTTATGCTTAGGCCTACAAGATGCTCGTCACTCGCACTGTCTTGAAACCCTGCGGTGGTATTCGACTTTGCAATGATGCAACATGGTAAATTTGAGTTCGGTATCTTTACTGGATCACCCTGATAGAAAGCTTTTATTTGACCGCAATTTGCTTTTATGAGGTCAATATATTTTTGTATTATTGAATCGCTATACATTTTGTTTCACTGAATTTTGTAAATAAACTTGAAACTCTTTTACTATCATCTCTCTTTGCTTGTTGTAGAGCTTCATCATAACACGTCGAGGTAGCTTCTTTCTTGGCTTATTAGACTGATGGTATTTAAAATAATCTGAATTGTTGTAGACGAGTGCATAGTCTGATGTCACTATCGTTCTAAAGCTATTTTTCATTTTCCCTGTCGCAATGAGAGGGCTTGCCGGATAGCCTTTTCTTGCTTTTGTAGCAAGAGTATATGGAGATAGTCGCTCCCATCTTTCACCTATAACTTTTCCTTGAGTCTCAAATACATCCATAGAAAATGTGCCTACCAAGCTCTCAGATATCTTTTTCAATGGATAGGTAAAGTCTTTTATATCAGTAACAATGCCTCGCAATTTTCGAGACAGCTGTTGCTCGCCCTCAATTGTCCATGATATTTTAAATGCCATTTTCTAAAATCTTTGATTCATCGAGAACTTTCTACTTGGGCCATCATCGTCGTCATTATTTACCTGATCGGGATAGCTCGTCACCTGAGTAGATGAAGTCTTTTGTGTAAGCTCTATACCATCTACGCCGATAAGTCTTTGCTTACCGTCTGCAATGCTCTTGAGTATCGCTCGCGCAGTTCCAAGCCACTTTACACCCTCACCCTCTGATCCGAATTCTTCATAGTCAATGTACCCTGCCGCTAGAAGCTCACATATATATCCGAGTATTGCCGGTACTTCGGTAAGAGGTAGTATGTAGAGCGAATACAAAAACGAGTTTATCTCATTTTCCGCCTGTTTTCTCTTTATTTCAATTCTTGCATCTGAATAAAAAGGATTTCCTGCAAGACCTGCATGTTTTCTGATTGCATAGATAGATGCATATCGAAGTGTCTCATCTGAACTTACGGCATTTGAGTCCGCCACTACAGTCTCTTCTGTTGTATGCGAATTGTAGTACGTCGCTTTAAAATAAGCGTACGTGCTGCCGGTATATTCGATGTAGGTACCTTGTGGATCATCTACTTGAATATTTTTCGGTGAACCCTCTGATGTAAGCTCTGTATAACTTCCTGTCTCGGTTGCTGATCCATAAAACTTTCTTTTATTGTAGCGATATCTGGTCACTGGCTCACCTGCCTTGTGATTAAACTTCAATGTATCCACTCGGATAGTCTGACCCGCGCTCACTGCTTGGTTTATCTGTACCAATTCGCACAGTTCACTCCCTTGATATCCAATGGCAACATAGTCAGTTTCTGCAAAGCCATCGTTATTGCCAATCGTGATACTCACATCCGATCCGGCAGTAGCATCGCTTTGTATCGTGCTTCTTTCTAACTTTATAAATTCTTCTGTTGGTGCTAAAAGTGTTCTCATGTTTTTTGTTTTTAATTATAGCATTGTCGGATTTCTTTTTATGGTCGTAAGCACAGTTACATCCTCTTTTGAACTTAGTATAAGCACATCTCTTTTCGTCGTCAGTAGCGTATTTTCTTTTGGTGTCGGCTCTGGAGTTACTGTGCTCAAAATAAATGCCTTACCTGTGATTGTCTGGTCTACTACCCCTACGATATTTGATGTACCGGTAATTGTGCTGTCGACTGTCTTCTGGATTCTAGCCAAGCCTTGTAGTGTCTGATCGATAGTTTTCTCTACTCTCGAGACACCTGTGATCGTGCTGAGTACCTCTTTTTGAATTCTTGAGGTACCTCCAATGGTTTGCAGTGCCTCTTTTTCTATACGCGCAGTACCCTCAATGTCTTGCTCTACCTCCGTATTTGAACTCAAGATATTTGCCTTACCGGTTATGGTGGCATCCACTACGCCGTAAATATTCGCGACACCTGTGATTGTAGTATCAACGGTTTTCTGGATTCTTCCGACACCGCTTATTGTTTGATCGACAGTCTTTTCGATGCGTGACACTCCGGCAATTGTTTGATCTACCGTAGCAGTTATCCTTGATATACCGGTTATGGTTGTATCGACTGTCTTCTCTACTCGCGCAGTACCAGTGATTGTCTGGTCTACTGTTTTTTCAATCCTACTTACACCGGTAATCGTCACGTCTACTGTCTTCTCAATGCGTGAGACACCAGTAATTGTGGCATCGACAGTTTTCTCTATTCTTGCTGTACCTGTAATAGTTGTGTCAACAGTCTTTTCGATTCTTGCCTTACCATCAATCGTCTGGAGTGTCTCTACATCGGTAGGAAAAATGACAATACCTGGCGTACCGTAGCTCCAATATTTATTACTACCTAAATCGAGTGAGCCTCTTTGCTCACCCTCAATAGGTACACCGTATCCCCAGTATTTTTCGCTTCCTGATGGGTTTACTATACTCATATAATTTTAGCTAAACGACCAATCGTCCTCATTAATCCATCCTGTCGTACCGTCACAGTCTAGATAGAACTCGAGAACACCATCACCTGTCACAGATGCTGTAGTGCCTGTTAATTGCTCAAAAGCGCCCTCTGACGATACCGTTGCGGTATCTATCACGGTGTCACTTGTAATGCCCATAGCAGCGTTTCTACGAAGCATGAGACGTATTCTACTTCCGTTATAATCGGTACCGTCACCTACTACAGACTCTCGTACATATACCGATACTGTGACTGTATTTCCACTGTCGACTGCAACAAACTTGGAACCGCTTAAAAGCTTTCTTGTAGCACTTATTGGTGTTAATCGCGCTGATGGTGAGGCTGTTCTGTATATCGTTGTATCTGTAGTAATTGTGCCATTTCTAAACCATGACTTATGACTACCTGCGGTCTCATCGTGTTTCATACTTGACACAGATCGAGCCATTGGGC